CGAGCGGGGAAAACCTTCGAGGGATCGCAGCGCTTACATCGCTCGCGAACGAATCCGGAAAGATCGCGTTGAATCTGCTTGCTGCCAACAAGGACAAGCCGTTTGACGGCGATGAGCGCAACACAATGACATTGGCTGATTTCTATGGAGGCGCCAAGCCTTAACCCTGCACTCGCTGATTTCTGGATGACGCCAGCGCGCAACCGCGTTTTGTACGGCGGCCGGTCTAGCTCCAAGTCGTGGGATGCAGCAGGGTTCGCGATATTCCTCGCGCAAAGCATGAAGCTGAAGTTTTTGTGCACCAGGCAGTTCCAGAACAAGATCGAGGATTCGGTTTACAGCCTGTTGAAGATTCAGATCGAGCGGTTCGGATTGCGGTCGAAATTCCGCATCCTCGAGAACAAGATCATTTGCACGACGACCGGTTCCGAGTTCGTGTTTTATGGACTGTGGCGCCAGATCGATGAGGTCAAGTCGATGGAAAGTATCGACATCCACTGGTCGGAAGAAGCGCATCTGCTCACTGAAGATCAATGGAAGGTGCTTGAACCTACGGTGCGCCGCGAAGGTTCACAACATTGGATTATCTTCAATCCGAAGCTCAGCACTGACTTCGTCTATAAGCGGTTTGTTAGGAATTCACCGCCCGACACTGTCAAGCGTTTGATCAACTACGACGAGAATCCGTTCTTGTCGAATACGATCCGCAAGGTGATTGAGGCAGCGAAAGCCGAGGATGAAGACGAGTACGCGCACATCTATTTGGGCGTTCCCAAGGACGATGACGATGACGCGATCATCAAGCGCACATGGATTATGGAAGCGGTCGATGCTCACCTGAAGATCGAGCTTGAGCCTTCCGGGTCGAAGCGCATTGGTTTTGACGTAGCCGATAGCGGTAACGACAAATGCGCCGCTGTCTTCGCGCATGGCTCGATCGTTAGCTGGCTGGATGAGTGGAAGGCTGGTGAGGATGAGTTGCTGAAAAGCTGCTCTCGCACCTACTCTGCTGCTGCCGAGCGCGGCGCATCGATCACGTATGACTCGATTGGAGTTGGCGCTGGTTGCGGGGCCAAGTTCGGCGAGATCAACGAAGAGCGCCGTGACGCTGGCGAAATCAGCGAAGTCAATTACGAGAAGTTCAATGCCGGCGGCGCAGTGTTCGAGCCGGACAAGAAATATCAGCCGCACATCACGAACAAAGACATGTTCTCGAACATCAAGGCGCAGGCCTGGTGGACGCTGGCTGATCGTTTTCGCAATACCTATAACGCGGTACGTCGCGGTGAGAAGTTCGTCGACGATCAGTTGATCAGCATCTCTAGCGATACCCCAAACCTTGACAGGTTGATCGATGAGTTGTCGACGCCAAAGCGCGACTACGACAAGAACGGTCGGGTAAAGGTCGAAAGCAAGGCCGATCTAGCAGCGCGTGAGATTCCATCGCCTAACCTCGCAGACGCATTTGTGATGTGTTTCGCGCCGGGAGCGAGATCGCTTGACCTCTGGGCAAGCCTAGCCGACTAAATACTGCTCACGCCTTGCGGGGCCATAAGCAAGGAATTTCTACTAATGACCCGCAAGCGAGCAAATTCGAACGCCACCGCACAGCCGGCAGCTGTCGGCAAACGCTGGCAGGCTGAAGATAGCTTCGCGAACTTCGCCGCGCGCGTCGGTGTAGGCACGGACAATCAGTCCAGCAATTCGACGTACCAGTTTGACTTCATCAGCCGCAATCGCATCAAGCTTGAAGCGATGTACCGATCGTCGTGGATCGTGGGCCAGGCAGTTGACGTGGTTGCTGAGGATATGACGCGCGCTGGTATTGAAATTACCGGTGATGACGTCGATCCAGACGATAAGGAGCGCTTGTACAAGGCTCTTCAACGCCTAGGGATCTGGGACAAGATCGCAGACACGATCAAGTGGGGTCGACTCTATGGGGGTGCGCTCGGCGTGCTGTTGATCGACGGCCAGAATATGGCGACACCACTGCGCAATGAAACAGTGGACAAAGGCCAGTTCAAGGGCCTGTATGTGCTTGACCGCTGGATGTGCACGCCGTCGCTCACCGAGAAGGTTCAGGACTTCGGTCCGCATTTCGGCGAGCCTTTGTTCTACACGGTCACGACAAGCCAGACGCCTTTAGATGGAAAAAAGATTCACTATTCGCGCGTAGTTCGCGTAGATGGCGTCGATCTTCCCTACCAGCAGCGCTTCAGTGAACAAGGCTGGGGGCAGTCGGTCATTGAGCGGTTGTATGACCGCCTCGTTGCTTTTGATAGCACGACGATGGGTGTTGCGCAGCTTGTATATAAAGCGCATCTGCGGACGCTATCAGTTGAAGACCTGCGCGGCATTCTTGCCGCCGGCGGCCCGGCTGAGCGTGCACTACTGAAAAATGTCGATTTCATCCGCCGCTTCCAGTCGAATGAAGGGCTGACGCTGATTGATGCGAAAGACAAGATGGAAATGTCGGCATACAGCTTTGCCGGCCTCGATAACGTGTTGATGCAGTTCGGTCAACAACTGTCCGGCGCATTGCAGATCCCGCTCGTTCGTTTGTTCGGTCAGTCTCCAGCAGGTATGAACGCGACCGGCGAGTCTGATCTGGCGATGTATAACGACGGAATCAAGCAGCAGCAGGCGCGCAGGCTTCGCAGCCCTTTCGAGACGATCATCGATCTGACGTGGCGCTCAGAGCTGGGCAGCGAGCCGCCTGAAGACCTTGCCCATGAGTTCCGTTCGCTTGAGCAGATGTCTGATCCGGAAAAGGCAACGGTTGCCAACACGGTTGCGGATGCAGTGACGAAGGCCTACGACGCGCAGATGATTGATCGCGCCACGGGCATGAAGGAACTGCGCGGGTCGTCCCATGCCACCGGCATCTTCAGCAATATCACCGACGAGATGATCGCGGAAGCTGAAAACGATCCTCCCCCAGTATTGGAAACGCTGAATGCCGATGACCCGAACGACGGACCGGAAGCGGGACAGAAACCGGGATCCGGTCAAGACCCGGCGGGTTGAATTGAACTATGCCGGCCAGTTGCGCAAAGTAGCGCGACAGGTTGGCATGATCATTGATGGCTTTCCTGCCGGCGAGCAGGAATACGTACCGACCATCAGTGACCTGCTGGCGAAGTACGCTGAGATTCTCTTGCCGTGGGCGCGCAAAACGGCAATGAGCATGCTTGGCGAAGTCAACCGGCGCGACGAGCAGGCCTGGTTCAGTCATGCGAATGAGATGTCGAAAGCGCTGCGCGAAGAGATTCGCAATGCTCCGACGGGCGCCCGCATGCAGCAGTTGCTTGCTGAGCAGGTAACGCTCATTCAGAGCCTGCCGCTAGATGCTGCCAAACGCGTGCATGACCTGACGCTGGCCGGTGTCGAGGATGGCACTCGAGCGAAAGAGATCGCGAAAGAAATCAAGCGGTCGACGGAAGTCAGCGAAAACCGCGCCAACTTGATCGCCCGCACTGAGGTTGCGCGTACCGCATCAGTGCTCACCCAGGCGCGCGCCGAGCATATCGGCAGTGATGGATATATCTGGCGCACGTCGCACGACTCGGATGTGCGGCACTCTCACAAGGAAATGGAAGGCAAGTATGTCCGCTGGGATACGCCGCCGAAGCTGTCAGACGGCACGGTCACCCATGCAGGCCAGATATACAACTGCCGTTGTTATCCAGAACCGGTGATACCGGAGTAAGAAATGCAGAAAGGAAACGGGCTCACCCTGACCGACATGGTGCAGATAGACCAGAGCGGCGGCCCATTGACCGTTACTCGGCAGCCTACCGCAACAGCATTCCTGACGCAGATCGGAGTAAATCAGACAGCGTCGGGCGATCTCACGATCATCCCTGCTGTCGCCGGAAAGGTGATCCGTGTCTATCGCGTGTTCCTGATGTCGAGCGTTGCCGGCATGTTGACACCGAAGGATGGCGCAACGGCCTTTTGTGGTCCGCTGCCTTTCGCTGCGAATGGAGGACTAATCATGGATTTTGACGGCGAGCCGTGGTTCACGTGCACGTCCGGAAACGCATTCGTCATCAACATGAGCGCTGCGGGACAACTGAGCGGCCGAGTGGGATACACGGTGAACTGATGAGCAACGTATTTAACCCTGGTGCTCAGGGCGGCAATGGCGTGAACTATGTCAATCGTGTGACGGGCGTGACGGTGGCTTATCCGCTCATCGCCCTTGGCTCAAAGGCGGTTTCTGTGCCCGTTGCCGGAGTAAAAGCCGGTGATTCGGTGAGCGCTTCGCTGAACAGCACGAATGCCCTTGCAGTTGGTCTGGTCATAGCGGGATGCCGGCCAACGGCGGACAACACGGTTGAAGTGACGTTCGCAACGCCGCTTGTCAGCCTGTCGTCTGGTTCTGTGAAGCTCGACTTCCTCATTATGGGTACGCGATGAAATATGTCATCGAAATCCGCCTCGGTTGGTGGGCGCGCGCTTACCTGTCGTCTGTCTTGTGCTTTGCACGCTTGACTGGAATGGAGCCGGATCTGGATAAGGTCGCAGCGATGGTGATGCGCGGCATCAAAACCAAAGTTAGGCACATGCCATGAAGTTCTATGCTACCCAAAAGCTCGGTCCAAAGCGTTCTCTTACGCCCGAAGGCTATCTGCTTTGCGAGGATGTCCCTGTCGCGCGCACGGGAGACATGGTGTATGCGCCTGGCGAGGTTCCGATTGAAGCGGGTCCGGACGGCCTGATCCACATCACGCGCGACGCCGACGAAGTCTTTCGCACTGAAACAATGGCGAGCTGCGAAGGAAAACCGGTCACGGTCAATCATCCGGCCGAGTTTGTCACACCAAAGAATTTCAAGGCGCTTTCCGTTGGCCTCATGGTCAACGTGCGCCGCGGGACTGGTCTCGATAACGACCTGATGATCGCCGACCTCATGGTCACGGACCAGGAAGGCATCGACGCAATCTTGAATGACGGTATCGAACAAGTGTCGCTCGGCTATGACGCCGACTACGTCCAGGTTTCACCCGGCCGCGGGGCTCAGCGCGCAATTTTAGTCAACCATGTAGCGCTGGTTCCCCGCGGCCGATGCGGTCCGCGCTGCGAAATTGGAGATGAGGACACGGTTATGACAACCACGAAGAAGCCGAATTGGCTGGATGGACTCAAAGCTTTCATCAAGGACGCCGAGTCGGAAAGCGAGACTGAGGCCGAAAAGGAAGCCCGGCTGAAGAAAGAGAAAGAGGATGCTGCCGAGAAAGAATCGGCCAAGACCGGTGACGCTATCGCCCTGATCCTGAAGAAACTCACCACCATGGATGCCGACATCCAGGCGATGAAGAAGGAAAAGGAAACGTCCGACGAAGAGACCGAGGAAGAGAAAGAAGCCCGGCTCAAGAAGGAAAAGGAAGCAAAAACCGGCGATGAAGTTGTCGCAGCAGCTAACTCCGTGGCTACGCCCGTGCTGTCGGAACAAGACGTGATCCTGTACACCGGTGACAGCATTGCCTCGACGATCTTGGCTCGTGCTGAAATCCTGTCGCCTGGTATTCGGTTGCACACGGTTGATGCGAAGGCCAGCACGAAGGACGCCGCCGCTCACCTGTGCGCATGCCAGCGCCGCGCGCTTGCCGCTGCACACAAGACTGATGACGGCAAGGCGGTTCTTGCGCCGTTCGTCGGTGTCGGCACGGTGGACTTCGACAATATGGCTCCGGTCGCCGTGAATGCGATTTTCACAGGCGCAGCTGAAGCCATGCGCGCGAAGAACAACGCTGTCGGTAAAGGCGCAACGATCGACACGAAGGTGCTCGCCGGGAAAATGAGCGTGACCGATTCGATTCGCACGATGCAAGCGAACGCAGACAAACTTTGGGCCGGCACGGCCCATTCGAAATAAGGAAAATCGAAGATGGCCGCATATCTCTTTCGCCTGCCCTCTGGCTTCGCGGGCATGATTACTCGTGTCGACACGAGCGATACAGAACCCCAAATTATTGACAGCACGACGCCGCCTACCTCGTTTGGCGTGCCCGTCAAGATGGTTGCAGGCAAGATTCAGCCGATCGCAGCTGGCGATGCCGCTACGGTGATCTATGGTTTCTTGGCACGTCCGTTCCCCTTCCAAGGTCAGAACATCGCATCGGTCATCGGTACGCAAGT